GGTTTGAGCTTTTTTCATGCTTTTTATACTTACACTAATTTACATCATTCTGGGTATGAAAGTTCCAGGTTCTTCTTCTGGAGCTCCCATCATGTCATAATAGCATTTAACTGCCCAATTTGCTAACATTAATGTAGTATAATTATCTTTTCTGGCTCTGTTCGAAGAGGTGCTCCTTCTAAGGTGAAGTGGCAGGTCAAAGGTTTGGTGGCCTCTCGCCGTGCTTGTTACTTCTACTAGGGCACACTGCCTCTTTGTCTGATATATTAAAGAGTCTTGACTTTCTATAAAATCTAAGAGAGAAGGCTCATCAACATGTTTCAATGTCACATTAACATTAGAGTATTTATCGAAAACGCTCCCGTTACTCTGCACTCTGGAGGCAAACCATATTCTTTTGTGATCTATACGGGCCTGAAGATGCTCGTTCGCTCTTCTTATATAATCTGTCGTAAATACCTGTTTAAAGCAGATTTTCTTATCTTCTTTGTTGTATTCTTTTCTTGATTGTTTTAGTGCCTTCTCATAGTCTATGCCCTCTGCATCGCTATCGAAATTAAAAAATTTCATATTAATTTTACTATCCATAAATAATTTATTTTCATTACAACTATCTATGAATTGAAAACCAGCATTATCAATAATAATCATTTCAATGTCGAAATTAGACATCACATGATACATATAATTTATGTGATCCTTGAGGTCTCCCCCAGCAACAGCATAGCTATGGACTAGCGTTCCAGTCTTTTCTTCGTCATCTAATTCAAGAACAGACATGGCAAAAAAGTCAGAGCTGGGGCTGTTACTAAAACTTGGGTCAATACCAAGAATATATTTTTCACCCTTGTCACCTACTATCTTTGTAGTTGGACTTTCTCCATCTGGGATGGTGCACTCATGCATTTTCTTTGCGCTAAAGTAGCTGCCGCTTCCATCTGTAAACTGAGCACAATATTCTCTTTGAAAAGAAGAGTGGCTTTGCCCGCCGCTCCGCGCTTCATCAATAATTGTTTTATCTATCATGTGCTCTGGCAGGGATTCATATCCCATTTGTGAAATAAAATACTTTACTCCCGTCTTGTCGCCTTCGGTTTTGCCATATATATTTGCTGTCCAGTCTTTATATGTTCTATATAGATTTTCAAATGTATAACTTGCGGAGGACAGGGCTATCATTTTCGTATCGTTTTCAAAAACCATCCTATCCTTTTCTTCCATGTCTCCTTTTTCTATGAGCTTATCTTCTATCTCTCGGATTTCTATTCTCTCCTTCATGTTCTGTGGAGCCACCAAGAAGGGCATAAGCACGGTTTGAATTATGTCTTCTGGAAGGAGCATGTACTCATCAAGGACTAAAACGTTCGCGCGAAAACCTCTAATTTTTTCTCCGTTCAGGGGGATGGCCGTGATTGACCCACCGTTGATCAACCACTCAAACTGGTCGTTCCTTCTCGTCTTTGCGCCAAAAGCTTGAGCCAATAGTTCTGCGCCTTTTGTTTGGACCATCTTTTCTAAATTGTTGAAAACAAATCTAGCTGTTCTAAACGTAGGCCCAGCTATAAGAATTTTAGTTCCAGGATTAAATATACATTGAAGAAAACAAAACACGGAAGCAATAAAAGTTTTACCGCAACCACGACCCCACACACACATAGTAAAATTTCTATTCATCATAGCCTTGAGGGTGATCTCTTGATAGGCTGCTAATTTAACCCCAGAAATTAAATCGGTCGTAAACCCCACGTTAGCTCTCAAGAATTTAGCTAAAGTAATCTTAGCTTCTCTATCGTCTAAGTATCCCTCTAAGTGGGATAGCTCCCTATTTATATTAGGTATGTCTGTTTTATATTTTTCTGGGCAGTACCACATTATAAGATCTTACTATCATAAGCTAATTGTAAATCCATCTTTTTATACAGGCAGCCACAAGTAAATATTTTTTCTACAATTTCTGAGGCCTTTTTTCTTCCGTGAACAAATAAAAACTGTATATGTGGATATTCTTGTATTAAATCCCTAACGTTCCTAAAGATATACTCGGGGGTAGCTTTGGTATTCTTTTTATAAACATGAGGCAAATAATTAAACGATAGGCAGTTTGCAAAAGACTCTTCGACCAACACTACCAAATATGCATCCGCATCTCTCGCTCGCTCTATTTCATTTTTAAATCTTTCGATTCCGCCGCTCATTGTGCCTATAAAGTCGCCGACAGATTTTCTTTCTATATAACAATTACAGGTTGCTTCTCTATCGCTAAGCGCTTAATCTCCAAATTTTAGAGTTTTTGTTTCGGTTTCTCTTTTAAATTTAAGGGGCTTTTGTTCTCTCGTGTCTATGTATATTTTTTGATTTTGTAAAGATGTCCCATAACTTATATTATCGACGTCAACATATTTATTTTTAAGACCTATTGATTCACACAGCTCGTAGTAGTCACCTATGACCTTATTGTAAAAATGAATCGGAGGAATCATTACGGATCTTAGTTCGACTTGGCATGGAGAATATATTAAGTCTTTTTTATTTCTTCGTTTTACGAGTAGATCTTTACAGTATTCTACAGCTTTGTCTTTGGGTTGACCTTTAAGCCACATTCTCATGTGCGTTCTGCTGTTGAAATCGGCAGAAAAATATTGATCTTTATTTTTAAATTTAATTATATTTCCGTCGTGTTTATCGTGACGTGGATACTGTGTTTGATAATATTCGACCATCCTGATTTCGTGAGCTTTCAGATGAGAGTGCAAGCTTCGATCAGAGTCAAATTTTTTATCGCAAATTTTACATATACTATCCATTGAGAACCTCATCTTCGGAAAGACCTAGTATCCTTGCTTTCACTTCATCCATCGTAGAAAGATTTTTTATTTCTTTTTTAAGATCTTTTTTGCGCATTTCTGCTAGGTCTATAAGTTTCTTTCTTGATTCTTCCTCCTTCCACATTTGAACTAAACTTATTATACTGGCGTTTTCTTTGATTTGACTTTTGAGCCTATCGCTTCTTTTTTCTTTAAGGGCTTCAAGAAGCTTTTGTTGTCTATTGATGCACTGGTTATATTCTGTTTGAGATTTGCTTATGGACTCAACAAGAGCCATTGATATTCTTCTTCCTTCGGTATTATCTGCGGCATTATCAAGCAAGCCAGAAAGATGTTCGATTCTCCTTTGAATATTAGAAGCGATAACAACCTCTGCGGAAAGGACGATATATTGATCTACCTCTTCTTGCGATAGATCTGGTTTATCGTTCGTGTATCTAACAAAACTGCTTTCGAAAAGATCTCTGTTTGTCTGGTCTCCATAATTGTTTATTTGATGAAGAAATCTGTAGGTGTTTAAGTATCCTATAAATTTTTCTATGTCTTTTCTTATTTTCGTATTGAGCTTGTTTTTGTCTATGCCGTGATGAACGTATTTGTTTATTTTTGCTATCGCCTTGTCAATAGTTTTGGGAACCCTGTATGCTGTTGTTACAACGCCTGCTGTGTATTCAAAAGATATCGTGGCATTTAAGGTTTCTACGTGTTCGTTTATTGTTCTTACTTCTTGACTAAGGTTTGTTAGGTCTAGGTTGTCGAACAGTATTTTGCCCATCTCAACGGAGGTCATCATCGTAAAATTATTTCTGATATATTCTTTTTGGTCTTCGGAAAGTGTTATCTTTTTTTTGGGCTTATAATCGTGTAGAGATCGTGCTTCTATTTTTTGTGTGGCCAAAAAAGCTTTTACCAGCTTCCCCTCTCTTGTCCTGCCATCCAAGTTTCTATCTGGGAAAGCGATGTTAATCATCGTCTTTAGCGAGGGAGGGTTGTCTGGACGAGAATTCCATTCTTGTAAGATAAGATGCTGTATCTCGTCAGGTAATTCTTTTGGGCTATTCGAATTATTGTCGTAGTAACTATCTCCAGATGATGTATGTAAATCCATTTTAATAAATATCTATCTCGTCGTTTTCTATCGCTTTTTTTGCTAACGTAATTATTCTTTTCTTAACGTTTTTAATTTGTTTGTATCCTGGAGATCTATTTTTTTCTGAGGTCTTGTATCCCATTTTTTTGGCTACGACAAGCTCAGATAGATTATCAATGTATAAATATTTATAAATTGTCCATTCGTGAGGCTTTAGTATTTCTTCCATTCTTTTGTGTAAATTTCTACTACTTATTTCTATGTCTAAGGTCTTGTTGTTTGCTATGTGATAGCTTTCTTGTGCGTGGTTTTCTAAAGATACGGCAAATTTTGTCTGTAGTCCACTTTTTTTATTTTTTTCCCAATTTTTATATAGAGGACAATCTGGCCCCTGCTCCCCGTATATGGTACATCCTTTTTCACCTATCGACGCCTCGCACCTGTTGCAGGGTTTAACAAAGTTACTATAATTATTTCTAATTAGGTTTTTAATTTGATTAGTTATTATCGTTCTTACCCAAGGCTTTGGGTTTTTTGTTTGGTCGAACAGGTGCCATTTCTTATAGATGTGAAACCTAAGTATTTGCGAAACATCATCATAATCCATCCAACTTATAGAATCTAATTGCCACTTTCCTCGCTTTTTGGCGATTTCGACATTTATCATGTCTAGACAATCTTCGAAGGATAAATTTTTAGTGTTTGGTTTTTTAGAGCTTTTTTCGCTCACTTAGGCTTTTGTTTTTTGAGGCTTCCAGCTTCTTTTCGGAAGTCTTTTTGTACCTGATCCTTGTTTAATTTTCTTGGTCTTCCCCTTTTTCCTTTTATACCCAATTCTTTATTGGACCATTTCTGTTCTGGAGCACCAAGCAGATCGTCGAGAGTCGGAACATTCATTTTGTTTGTTATGATTTCTATATCTAGTTCTTGGATATCGTACGAGCAAGATGGCTGTTTGTTTTCTTCTGGAGAAGGTACAGATTGGGCGTGAGCAAATGCGTAGCCGCATTTTTGACAAAAATTTGGCTTTTCAGAAATATATTCGTTAGCGTTCCCGCACTTAGAACAATACATCTTTAATTTCATCACTATATTATAACCGAAAAGTTAAAAAAAACTATGATTTTTTTATAAAGTGTATTATAATAAGTGAGGAGGAACTCTATGGCTACGTTGGCAGCAATAAAATCTGCAGCTAAAGAAATAGGGAATGTGACTTTACCCTTGTGTAGGCATTCTGAGGACAAAGTCTGCGAATCATCAATCCAAGCAAACCACCTTGCTCAAGAAATATATAAAATTGCAGAACTCATAGAGCAAATGGAAAAATACAAAGATTCAACAAACTGAATTTAGTTCATAATTCCACCTAAGAAAGCTCAGTATTTGATGTATATTTATTCTTGGTACTAACGAGTTTAAGTCTTTAAAAACCGCTCCGTCTTCATCCCCGAGGCAGCTTCCTACTAAATAATATTTATCTCCATATAGCGTGTCATATTCGGTTTCGCCGTACTTAATTTTAATAAGGCCTAAGTAGTAATAAATAACGACGAAAACATCGACTTCTTCTTTCGTTCCCGCACAGTGCCACTCAGTAAGAGTTTTACCTTTATCAAACCTAAAAGCAGACTCTATCGTAAATTTTCCTGCGAGAGCAGAATAATCTGACATAGATTTAATCACTTAATTAGATATTTTTTTTAGTACAAGGGGCACTCTAGGGTTTCCCCTCGGTCCTTCGCTTGATAATTCGGTCCAACTATCATATATTCTGCCCACCTCATACTCTAAAAGTTTTTCGTTATTTTTTTCTGAAAATTCATTAAATGCTATTTTTGCCCCATCCCAAGCCCAATAATCATCCAGTATAAGATACCCCCCGACTACCAACTTAGGAAACAATATTTCTAATTCTACTTTTGTAGAATCATACCAATCAGTATCAAGTCTTAAAATTGCTATCTCATTAGGTATATTTTCTTCCCGCTTCAGTGTTTCTGCAACATCACCGATAACATAATGTATGTTTTCTTCATTATATTCGGCTAGTTTTATATTTTTTTTGACGAGCTCTAGCGAGGCATAACACCACTTCTTTCCGTCGTCCCAATTGTCCCATCTTGACGGCTCTATATTTGTATAGTGTTTGAAGTGTTTCTGTGCCCTCCCCCCGTCTTTGCTTTCTCCCCCAAGCTGTGGTTCGGTCATACCATCGAATGTGTCATATAAATAAAAATCAGTATCGGTTGAGTATCTTTTTTGAACTGTCATCATCCACATCGATACCCCGCCTTTCCATACGCCGCACTCTACAATTGCTCCATTTATTTTCTTTGAATTTAATTCGTCTATGAATTTTTCTAAACAGCCGAAGTGATAGGAGCCGACCATACTATTCTTTGTACAAAAATCTAAATCAATCATTTTGTTTTTCCTTATTTTTTATTAAATCTCTTATTTGCCCCAGAAGAACCTCTTCGCCGTAAACGTGGTTGGAGATCTTAGAATAAGCTTCTATTGCCGAATGGGCAATTTCATAAATACAGCCGCCATATTCCAGATTATATTTTTCATTTTCAGGACGTCTATCTAAGTGCCCCTCCTCCCACGGATAATGCCATTCTCTACAAATCCTCGATCGTCTCGGGTGCCCCGTAGAGACATTGTATTGGTGCTCTGCTATTATCGTGGGGCACCCCACAGATCTTGCTATATGAGTTAGGCCATTCTCCACGCTAAAAAGACACTTGCATTCCGAAAGATGAGTAACATAGTCCTCACAAGTCATCGGGTACGTTAGTTCTACTACCTCAAAATCTTCGCGTAAAGCTTGGTCTAGCTGTTTTAGATATAGGGGGGTTTTCTGCGCTTCACAAAATTGCGATCCATAAGACACGCACACCTTGTCTTTTTTGCTGGGTGTGTTGCCCCAATTTTTTAGTGTATCGAAATAGCGGTACAGAAAAGCCCGACACGGAAAAGGATCAGAACCGAATTCCACCCACTCGCCCGATCGGACCCCTTTACCGCTGACTCCGAAGAGTTGTCCCAAACCTTTCGTCGGCCCCCCTTTTGCTTCTTCCCCATCCAGTATTCTAAGTTTACTTT